AATTGGTCCCGTACATTCATGTCTGACACGCCAGGCATGTTCTTGTTCAGATACACAAATGTCATTTAGGAACCAAACTTTGGTTCCAGTTGCCAATTCAATTGCAGGTCCATCTACTCGGTGGCATTTTCCATTAAGCCACCATTCTTTGTTTCCATACACCCCTTCATATGCAGGCCCATCTTCTCTATGATATTTTCCATTCAGAAACCAGGTTTTGGCTCCATTTACACGTTCAAGTGCAGGCCCATCCTCCCGATGTAAATCTCCGGCTTCATTCCGCCATTCAACATCTCCGCTTATTAGAATTTCTTTTGTAGATGCCATGCCATATCTCCTTAATCAAATGCCTTTTATTTCATGGCTTTCCAGTAGGTTTCTCCCCGTCGAACACAACACCAATCCGATTTTCAACTTTAGAAAATGCAGGCATATCAATGGTTACAACTTGTGAACGCATTACAGGACCCGGATGACGTTTACCTTCTGGAATTCTTGCAATTTGTTCTGTTGACAGTTCAGCCAGAAATTTCTCTTTGCGAATGAATGTACCTTGACGGAAAAATGCAGGATAATCCTCAAAATTAATACCACGTTCTCGCATGATTTCAATCATTTCTGGACCTGATTTACCTTGCATTTCTTTGTGTGACATTACTGTCCTGGCCGCCATAGACACAGCATTCTTTCTAGCATCCTGTTCTCTCCAAAGCATCGCATTTGCTGCTTCGGATTTAGAAGGAAGCTGAAAAACTCGGCAATCAAAATGAGGCATTCTATTCAGATATTCTCCTAGCCCATTATCCATCAATGCTTTTACAAACCCAATCGTCGCCATAGATGCAAGTACACTTACAAGTTTTTGAACCTTTCCACCAAAGAACATTTCCGCTTCCTCGGTATTATTATACAGCACTAAACTAATTTCATCAGATTGGGTCATTCCTATTTTTACATCAGGCACATATTTAACCAAATATTTTGTCGTGTCAATCATTGCATTTGACATACGAATATCATACGGGCGATCAAAATCTCTCGTGAATTTAGAAAATCCACGACCATCGATCCGTACGTAAATCGGAAGGGAAGGATCAAACTTTCGATCAGTTTCTACCCGTTCATATTGCTTCATTCTGTCGCCAAATTCATCAATCATTTTCTAATTCCTTCTTAATGCGTTTGTATCGATGCATGAAAGCCGAAATAATTTCACTTCCCATAACAATCACGGAAATAGAAATTAATCCATATAGCATGTAAATGTTAGGAATATGATAATTTTCCATAACAAGGGAAATGCAATAAATCATCAGGAACATAATTCCGAGAATGCATGCAACAAGACACATTAAACCGAACCACAAACCAATGACACGGAAAAATTCAGATTTTGCTGGAATAATAGTTTTAATCAATGCTTTAAAATTCATGTTAATGTCTCCGCTATCATAAGAATACAACTAATACATACTATCACAAAAATAGGATGTACAACACAAGATATAGAGGTTTTTCATCAATTTTATGTTCGGTGCCAATATATGCAAATCCCACGATAAGTCCAACGAAAAACAACATATCGATAAACAACTGAATATAATTCATATTATGTCCTTTAAAAAACTGCAACTTTGGTAATGATTACCCAAAGACACATAACACCGTATGCAATTGCATCGAGATAGGTCATAAAATGTTTAAAATCATCAAAAATAGTTTTATGTTCTAGTGCAAAATATAATTTCTGGTGCTTAATGATAAGCATTTCGATGCCCATCGCATTTACCAAAATCATTATTAATGCAAATAGATTCATTCCTGTCGCATGAGACAATTCTAGATCCATTGGCCGATTTTGTGCATAACAATGATGGAACTGATCAGCCAATAGAAAATGCCTGCAACACATGAAAAAATATTCAGTGCTTTATTGAATTTTGGGTGATTTTCAAATGTAGTTGAATTACGCTGTTCACTGATGCAATGAACAACGCCAATTGAATTACAAAGTAGAATACCCACAACAAACAGATTTGTGTGGATTGTCCAAAGAAGTTCATTTGTCATTTTAGTGACTCCACCCAGAGCGATAAAAATTTAACACAAAGCGCACTACCAGCAGGTATTGCTGTAAAGAAAAAAATAATATATAGGAATGGTCTTTTTTCTAAATTATATGTCACTGAAATGTAAGACCACCCAAATGAAACAATCAACATTGCAAGAAAATATAACCATAGATACATGTTCATAGTAATTCCTTAAAAATAAAAAAATAACTCACGTGGCAATTAAATAAGCATGAAGGAAAATATCGATGATGTTCTATACCATATATCAAATTACCAATCTTGTCAATGGAAAAATTTATATCGGACAACACAAGACCCATAATCCAAATGATTCTTATATGGGATCAGGTCCGATTATTTGCAGTGCCATCAAAAAATATGGCCCAGAAAATTTCAAAAAGGAAATTTTGTTTTGTTACGATAATTACAAAGAAATGAATGACAAAGAAATTGAATTAGTCAATGAAGCATTTGTTAATAGAGCAGACACATATAATATTGTTCCTGGAGGTACCGGTGGATTTCATGGGTGCAACACCGAAGAAGCAAAAGTAAATAGGAAAAAAACAAACATAGAAAAATATGGTGTAGAATATGTATCCCAATCATCGGAAATTCAACAGAAAATAAAGAATACAAATCTTGAAAAATACGGAGTGGAATGGAGTATGCAAAATCCAGAAATTAGACAAAAAGGGACTGACACTAATCTAGAAAAATACGGAACAGAATATGTTATGCAAAATAAAAACATATTAGAAAAAATGAAAAATACAAATCTAAAAAGATACGGAGTGGAATGGAGTCTACAATCAGAACATATTAGGAAAAAGGGAAAATTATCCACAATAGAAAAATATGGTGTAGAATATGTATCCCAATCATCGGAAATTCAACAGAAAATAAAGAATACAAATCTTGAAAAATACGGAGTGGATTCGGTAATGAAATGTCCTGAAATTTTAGCAAAACATAAAAAAACAATGCTAGATTTGTATGGCGCGGAACATGCACTTCAGGTTTCGGAATTCAAAGACAAGGTTCGTGATACTAATATTGAACGATTCGGAGTGGAGCATGCTATGCAAAATAAAGAAATACAGCTAAAATCAAAAAATACTGTCAACCAAAAATACGGAGTTGATAATGTCTCTCAGCTAGATTCAATTAAGGAACTCAAAAAGAAAAAAGCAATGGAAATTTACGGAGTTGATAATGTTTCACAATCACCTGAAATAAGAGCAAAGAAAAAATTAATAATAGAAGAAAGACAAAATAGACCTGAAGTTTTAATCATTAAAACATTTTTATCTGCTAATCCTGATATGTCTGCATTGGATTTGGGGTTATGGTATAATTATTCGACAAGTCCGGACTTATCCAAATTAAATCATGCAATCAGTATCATTAATTCTCGGCGCGCAGATTAATATCATTGATTGTATACAATACCAGTAAACCAAACATCTCGCAGATTTTCCCAACGAATATTTTTTGTTAGATTATTCTTTATGGTTTTGTCTACTTGAACCTTGATATCATGAATATCATTGTTCCCCCATACAGAAAAGATAATAGATTTGGTAAAATTATCATAACGAGATGCCATATTAAGTGCAAAATTCTTACGATCAATTTGATTATTAATGATATTGTTAATTGCAATCTGGATATTGGTCATAATAGCAATTCTTTTTGTGTTGATATCATTTGAAAATTTTTCGATTGCTGCTCTATCTTCATCATCGAGATGTGCCAAAACATCATCCAATTTTTCCCGCAGAATAAGATCCAGAATGTTTCGATCCTGAAGAATTGCTTCCTTTGCACGATGAATTGCAACGTATTCATCTGCTTTGATTTTTACTCGTTGCCCGTCATCCCAGCTAATTACAACACCTTCCGCACCTGACAATCCCTTAATATATGTAATAAGTTCTTTTGGGGTTGCAATGTATTCAAACTTCATTACAATTGGAATACCATATTCTTTGGCGATATTGAATTCGGACATACAATTACCTTTCTATCATTAGATTCTGAGCTTAATATTATTATTGTATAATGTCAACCTATTAAATACGTACATGTTTACAAAATATTATTTTTTATATAAAACCGTCAACACATTGAATGATATGGAATACATAGGAGTACATTCTACGTTTAATATAGATGACTCTTATATGGGATCAGGAAAGCTTATCACGGAAGCCATACAAACGTTTGGCAAAGAAAATTTTAGGCGTGATATTATTAAATTTTTCGACACCGAAGAAGAAGCATACACAGAAGAAGAAAAAATTGTAACTACCGATTATATTAAATTGCCAAATACATACAACGTGACTCCGGGTGGAAGAAAACCACCGTCACGTTTGAGTAAAAAACACGCTGAGAAAACACTTGAACAACTTAAAAAAATTGCAAACACACCAGAGAAAAAATTGGCATCTTCAATTGGTGGAAAAAAGGGCGCGCAACATATTATAGAAAATGGATGGTCCAAAGAGGCATTGGAAAAAAGAGTCAAGACATATAAGGAAAACGGAAAGTATAGTGATATGTCAGCTTGTCATACTACTGAAGCAATATGCAAAAGATCAGAAACAAGAAGAAAAAAACGTGCCGAAGGAATAATATACAGACAATCTGTTCCTGTTAAACCTGAAACTATTGCTAAACGAGAAGTGACAAAATATAAAAAATTATTACAGAAAATTTCAAATTATTACATGGAAAATATGTCACTTGAATTGCTCTTTAAAGCACAAACGGAACAGATTACCTATATCACAACTAGCGCATTGATGGCATATCTTACAGAAGATGATATCTGCCGGATTTCATATCTCGCATCGCCAGAAGAACCAAATTATCCTCAGGATAATCAATAACGATCTTTTTCTTTCTGCTACAATATTCGAATATTGGAGTAATGTTTTTTGATAACATATTGCATGCAAAATCCAAATATTTTGGTTTGTCTGCAATAAAGTTCGATACAAGTTCATGAAAATCAGGAGCACACATTTTGGTACCCCAATAAATTTCATTGTTGTTATTGGGGTCGAAAAACGGACAAATCATACTCCCATCTAATTTTTCATAGACGGTATGATTTTTAGTAAAATCCAATACTGATAATTGTGTCTCCGTCCTCTCATTTACATTAAAAAATTTGTGGAAAGGACGACGAAGTACCTTACCCGTGATATTCGAGAAAATAATGCCCCGGCATTCACGACGAAGCATATTAATTCGGCTACGTTCTGCCCGCATTTTCGCGGTTCCACCAGAAACCTTAATATCAGGAAAAGTTTCATCTGTTACAACATTATAATTAATGATGGTGTAATTGCCACGATCAGCAACAGTGAATTCCTGATGACCTTCAATAGCCTTCAAAACTTCTGAAATGTGTTCGATGTCAGGGAAATTATATTGCATAGTGGTTCTCCGTTATTTTGATATGTGTTCTTGTATGTGATTTTGGATATGGTGTCAACCGAATTCAAGAAGAAATGCCAAATATTTTTTATTATCAACTATGTTGTAGACCAGAGAATCCTCAATACATTCCATCCCATATTTTTCTAACAACATTTTGTCAATTTGCGGAAAAAAATTTACCAATGGTCGCCCTTTCAATCCATTTGATTCAGGAACAAGAACACCAGAAAGCTTTCTAAATTCTTCCATAGTATAGAATTCATGTTGTTTCATCATCCAAACCTCAAGTCATATTCAAGTTGTAGTTTTTTGTCACGAATGCAAATAGTAAAAACTTTAATATCAAGGTGTTCAAAATTTTTCACACACCATTCCCATTCTTTTACATTATCAAAAACATGTCCGCATAGATAATAAGCATTTTTTCCGGGCCTGGGTGAAATAAATGCAGGACCATCAAGGCGGTGATTATTTCCATTCTGCATATAAACTTTATATCCTATTTCATCTTCATACGCAGGACCATCTTCACGATGTTGAACGCCATTTTTATACCAGTATTTCCTGCCATCGAGACAAATTTTGGCAGGACCATTGTCTCGATGTAGAGAACCAAAAGAATTATGCCAGGTTTTGGTACCATCAGGTTGTAATATATAATTCATATATCATCCGTGTAAAAGTTGAAACTGAACAAATTTAGACTCGTTGATTATCGCATAACTTAACGAACCACTAGCTTGGACTGCGATGCCGAATTTTTCAAATAAAAAATCATCTAGCCTAGCAACCGTCATTTTATTGTTTGGATCATATGTATTGCACATGGTTATCCAAACGGATTGTGACATTTCGTAATATTTCATATCATCCGAACCTTAATAAAAACATGGCAAATTTTTCTTCATTAATTATTTCGTATGCAAAACATTTAGTGGCGTCGAGATCGGGCCTGTCCGTGTCCTTTAACCCGTGTTCCTGTTCTAAGAAAATATCGATATATTGTGATCTTTTCATTCCTGCAGGATCATATATTAGGTCTATTTTATTCCAAACATCATAAGGCATTTGATAAATTTTCATTATTTCTTGCCTTTTCGAGCAACTTGGGCCCGAAGATATCCTGCATACCACTTATCAAATGGCTTAGCATCTTTTTCTTTTGCTTGGCGCATTGTCAATCCTACTTGTTTGAATGCGCGTTCTAGTTCCTTACCGAGTTCGTAACTCATGAATTCAGAAACAAACTTAACCAAAGTGATGCGAAACATGACATCGTGATTGCGATGACCATTACAATGTGCAAGTTCATGCAACATGATATATTCATTCAATCCGCGCTGGGTGGTAACGATTTTGTCGAAATATGCCATTGCGACAGTGGTGTCAAACACACTCTTTCCAAAATGAGGAATAAATTCAACTCTCGGTGCCTTTGGACTAACACTGGTCTTTCGTTGGCATTCCTGCCAAATCCATGAATTAAATACTTTTTCAACGAATGATTGTGCCTCGTCAATTGTAAACAACTTCCCTCGACCATGTACATGGTTGAAAATTGCTTCCGCTTCATATGTCTTGGATTGCCTAGAATCCTTGAAAGTGGTCTTGCCCATCTGAGCAAGAATATTCTTTTGATATACCTTCTCCAGATACACTCGATACAGACGAACCACATCCATCCCTACATTATTATCTTCTGCGATCTTTTGCATATCGGAAAGATTGAGATGAAACGAATTAATGATTCGCATAAAAGAATTCCTTCGTAATCTGTTGTTGCAAAACTTGTACATTAATTTGGGTACCGTGTCAAATAAAAAGGTAGGTGCAATGAAAAATCATTGGCACCACCTAATATCCAAAAATTAAAAGCCTACAAAACTATCGTTATGTTCGATATTCTGATTTACCATGTTAATCCAATCTTCAATTGTGACACGTTGGGGAATGTCATTGATATCATCCTCTCCGTTTCCGTATACAGAATAACCACAATCGATGTAGAATAGATCGGATCCATCGGTCAGAAGCCAATAAGAATGTATTCTTCATAATCATGCCAATGTGTATAACCAATTAGGGTATATTCTGCAGGAACTGACATTTTCTTTTCAGCAAGTTCCTTTGTCAAGTACATAACAGAATTTTCATCTGTCAGACCACCGAATTCAGATCCATCGAATGCACCTTCAATCAAAAGTTGTTGAATTGCGTAATAATCAACATTTTCCATTTAAAGTACTCCGGTCCAACGAACGCGATCAATCTTATCTGCAAGAACATTGCCGCGTGTAAAATTCGTTGCAGGAGCTGCCCAGGTCGCCGCCTTGAGAATATCGCCGACCTTGAAACCCTTCTTGGGATTATCCTTGATTACAATAAACGAATGCACCGAAGTACCTTGGATAATCTTGAGATAGTTCCGACCTTCTTCGACTCGAATAGAAGAACAATATTCCTTATTCATCTTAAGACGAATTTCGATAGCGGTCTTATCAATTCCAGACTTATTAGGATCCATGAAACGTTCATAATCCAGCTTCATCAGCGAAAACATCTTGTCCAGAGCAATCTGCAGTTCATTAGAAATAGACATGATTTAATTCCTTTCGATCTCGTCTTGTTGATCTTCTTCTACTCGGAATTAAATGGCATGTCAACCAAATATCAATAGATATTCCATTTTTAATTTTTCCGGCATGGCATCAATTGATCCCATACATCCATGTTTCATACGCCATGAATGCTCTTGTTCGGATACACCAACGTCATTCAGAAACCAAGCTTTGTTTCCATCTGCAAATTCACATGCAGGACCATCTTCTCTGTGAAATTTTCCGTGTAGCAACCAAAATTTGGATCCATCTGCCCATTCACGTGCTGGCCCATCTACTCGATGCAATTGTCCGGCATCATTCCGCCATTCAATGGTTCCGTCCAATGAAATTTTCTTAGTAGATGCCATGCCATATCTCCTTGATCAATTTCTTTTATTGAAAATTTAATGGCATGTCAACCAAAAATATAGGGGAAATTAATCCCCTATTTTTAAGTTTTTGTATAGAATTTGTGCTGTCCAATAACAGCAAATAATGTTAAATTATTCCATTTGGGATGACAATATGTTGCATGATAGAACAATGCTTTGTCAAAATTTGCAAGACGCAATCCATTGATTACCTCTTTGGCTACTTCTTTACTATCTTCCCATTCTTTACCTGAACATAATTTATTTCGTTTTTTAGCCCAAGAAAACTGATTTTTCTGGTTAATAACACCACAAATAGATTTTGAAAAATGTGGATCTTTCATTCTATTCAATGTTACCTGCGCAACAGCAACTTTACCTGTTTTGTCCAGGCTTTTGGCTTCATAATAAATGTTTTCAGTTAAACATTTAAGTTCTGCTGCACTGTATTCAATTTTTTCATGAGTTTGAATTAACTCGTGTGTTTTAGCTTCTGCTGGGTTACACCAAACCAAGGTTAATAATACGATAGCATACTTTAAATAATTCACTACTCTTCTTTCTTAGGGCCAAAAAGAATTTGAATTAGATTATTACGTGCCCCAAAAGGAGAATCTCATACAAAAAACATTTTAGCACTTCCGGTATTCCGAGAATAGAAGAATAGGCATTTAATCCTAGTCTGTGATTCTACCTTCTGCAAATAACGCGGCAAAAGCGATATAGTTTTTAATATCACTGGTTAAAATTAATCAATGTCCTCATTCTTATGTTTGGCTTTGCGCGAATAGACTTTTTTATTGGGATCAATAATAATCTTTCGGGCTGCACGACAACTAGGATCAAAAAGTTGAGCCTGGTATGGATTCCGATTTTTGGGCATAGTTACCTTTTTCTTTTTGTTGCCCATAATCTTCACTCCTGTTGAACATTGATGAAACAGTATTTATTCTGTTTCAGTTGGAATGTCAACCTTTTTGACACTCTTAATTGTGAAACTTTTCCAAGATTTTGATTCTAGATCAAAAACAGAAATGATATCTGCATTTGTTTTGCGTTCACGTTTTGGTTCTGTTGATTCTGTAATTGGAAGCAATTCAGAACGTAAAGTACATCTCATAATTCGTTCAGTACCATCCTTCTTTGTAAAAGTAATTGACGGTTCTGTTGTTTGTAATACACCTTTAATCCAAGAAGTAAATACTTCCCAATCATTATAATTTTCTTCAATAATCAATTTTGTTTCCTAAAAATATTTTTAACATTGTCAATGGTATAAAGTACCATAATTGTTAACAGAAATAATGCAGTTGTGATAACTGTTGCTGTCCAACAAAAAACCATTGTTAGCCACGACAGTACAAGATAATAAATGTTTTTCATGTGTTTTTCAATACAAAAGTTGCAAAGGTTTTTTGATCTGGTTTACAGATTTCATTGGATTTAAAACTATATTCATTAACCATATTAACCCATACATCCAAATCATGATTAATATCAACTGGTTTGAAAAATTGTATTATTGTATAATCACCGAAAAATGAATGATTTTTGAATTCAATTATTTTTCCCGGTAGATTTTCGCCTTTGTGATTAACAATAACCAGGTCGTCTATAAAAAGTTCTTGTCCAATGCAATCTTTCATAAGCAATCTTCCGGGATAATAGCAACATCATTCGGAAATTTGTTAACAGTAAAGATATTTTCTCGTTCTCTGTTACTACTACCATATTCAATTGTAACCATTTTTGGTGTGAATTTCTGTACTCTACCAATCATCATGCTGCGATAACCCGGCTCGACAAAAACAACACGATTCCCAAGTTCCAATGTACGTTTTGTGATGTCTTTCATTCTACGTATCCTTTTGGTTTTGAAGGTTTCTTAATCCCTAGAATTTTTCTATCATCTGCTGTTAGTTTGTTGTAGGCTGCGATCTTGATTTGGTAACTAGAAATTAATCTTTTCTTGGTATCCAATCGCTTCTGTGCACTATCCCTAAGTTTTGCCCAAAGTTTGGCATAATGGTCATCTTTTAATAGGAGGCCTGTTGCCCCGCCAGACACCACATAATCAATGAATGCGCGAGTTAATAGGTCATGTTCAGTATTGGATGAATACGGATATTTGATTTCAGTCAATAAATCCGGTGAAATTATCTCATGTGTCATGATCATCTCCTGCATACTTTAAAAGCTTGAAAGCTGCCAATTCTTCCTTAGTTAATTTTTTTGCAATTTCGAAACGTTGTTCATCTAATTTTAATTGTGCAGTTTTTTGTTTTTCGGCTCGAACCACATTATCTTTTTTTATCTGCCCATAATGCATAACATCTGCAGTGTATGATGTCAAAAATTCAAGCAGCTTGGGCTCGGCAGCAATTGCTTCTTCCAACAAACCATGTTCATGTAATACAAAAATACAACCATTTAAGGCACTGTGAATAGGAGTACCATATGAAAACTTATATGGTTTATTTGATTTAACCGAGGTTATTAATTCTCTTAAAGTTTTGGTATCATATTGTAACATTATACTCTCTTTGAATTTCCTACTCTTCCGCCTTGTGCTTCAATGCGGGCAAACGCTTCTTCTAGTAGAATGGGCGTGTAATCGATTTGTTCAACTGAAACACATAGATATCTCGGATCAATTTCATCACTGTATACAATATTGCCAGATTTATCAATGCTCTTTGGTAGCATCACCTGATTTGCATGTAGATGACCATGAATATTGAACGCATACCGCTCAAGTTGACTGTCATGCACAGGAATATGGGTTAGCAGGCCGGCGTTCATTTCATGACAAGCACGAATATCACGAAAATATTCGCGATATGAATCCAGCGTTGCGTTATCATGATTTCCCTTGATCAGGATCTTATCACCATTTAGGCGAGAAAGAATGTGGATCTTGTTTTTGTTCATGGTACAATCTCCCATGAAATATACCTTATCATTGGGCTTAACAACAGCATTGTATTTTTCAACCAGAGCTTCGTTCATTTCCTCAACATCATCCCACGGACGCAGAGGTGAGCCATCAGCACGAGTAAACCTGGTTACTCCGATGTGACTAAAATGAGGATCAGCATATAGATAATTTGATGGCATAACATATCTCCTGTAAGTCGTGAAACACTAGAAGAACTTAGCCTTCTTGTCAATAAGAAAGTGGAGAAAAAGAAAAACAATCTGAATGAAAAATCAAAATGCATGTCACAGACATTGTTATGCAAAACGCAATAAGCAATTGACAATAACGAACTTACGACCGATTAGCAAACTGCAATTTCTGTTTATTATCGGATCATATTCTGGCGCCCAAGGCATGTTTCCCGAAAGAAACTTCATGATAGCTTTCAGCAGATATATTAATCCTTTTCTCCGTTGCCCGATCAGATGTGCAGCAAACTACACACCGGATCAGGACTTACAACAGTTAGATTAAATTTTCGTCAGTTAGGGTTGCAACAGTTCCCGAAGAAAGAGTTAACTTAGTTGAAACATTTAGTTCTAGCAGTCTATCCTGCAGTTTCTGTTTCTGCTTTTTTAATGAAGCCACTGAATTCCTTACTTGATTTACCATATCTTCAGTCAATACGGAAGCAGTAACAAATTGTTGGCGATATGAAACTGTACCTGGCTCAGAAGTACGAAGCTTCTGTAGACGCTGGTTCACAATTGCATATTCTTCTGCTGTTGCAGACTCGGTATACGTTGAATAAAACTGGATATCTTTTTCAATGCGGGCAACGTCAGCCAAAATAGAACTAATTCCAGAATTAACATTTAATACCGAGACAGCATTGCGAATTTCATATAATGCATTGAGGATTTTTTCACGACGAGCTAGATTGGCATTAAATGTTGCAAGGGTGCTAGGAATTAATTCCTCGGGACGACTGAATTCATCCAGATTAATTGCTGCATGAAACTTGATATTCTTCAGAACGTCATTAATGGAAAGTTGAAGTGCATTTGCGGCACGAAGAGAAATCTGGGTCATTTAAATATCCTTTCGAAAATAGTAATGTATATTACACAATTTGACAATGGTTTTGGTTTACCAACCTAAAATTTTCTTTAACGGTCTACGAGCAATAGAATGTCTTGTGCAACATTCAGTGAGTTTTCCTTTATCGGCAGATAAATGAAAGGATTCAGTCACGTACCAACATATATTTCCTCTATTTGACTGTGACCTAACATCTGAATCAATATTTTTGAAGTCATGATCCATTAGTAGCTTCAGGCATTGTTTATATTCTTTGTGAAAAACCGTGGTTAGAATAAATTCTAACAGTAACATTAGGAATATCTCAAAGAAAAAGAGAAATGCAATAAGTGCCAAAATACCAATAATAATTTTCATTTAACCAAACCTCAATAAAAATGCGGTAACCTGTTTATCGGTTCCAAATGTGATCGCATTCAAACGATTATCAATTGTTGTTCCAGGATATAGATTTTCCAATTCTTGTTGAATGTTTTGCACACGCCGAGACAATGGATCCAGTCTGTCATCGGGTACAGTTTTTCTTTCATTTTCAACCACATAATCCAATAAATTATCCCAATATGCAGCTATTTTGCCATCGGATCGCACAAATAAAATATTTTCCATGTCAACAAAATTTCAACATATAGTTTACGTATCCTATTTCTGTTTCAAATAGAATGTTGAATTCTGGGCATGTAGCATTAAATATAGCAAGTCCTCTATCAATTAGCACATTTCTACTACTTTCAGAAGAATCTTTATACTCTTCCGGATACATTTTTCCAAGATAGTTGTGGAAAAGAATCCAATGAGAGTTAGCATATCCTTCATCATTTAATATTTCTAGTTCGAGCATGTCATCCAAACCTTAGTCTATATTCAACAAAATGTTTTTCATCATTGAACTGTATATGGTATGGTTCACCAGAATGTATATCAGGGGCGGTGAGAATTGCGTTAAATTCTATGAGCAATGTTTCATTGATCAGAACCAATCTGTTGATCATCTCTTCTGTATACACGTCACCGTATTTTCTTTCCAAATAATTATGAAAAGATATCCAATGATTTTCTACTCCGGCCCGTCCAGCAACAAACAATTTATTAGACATATTTTACCTGATCAGGAAGAAGATGTTTCTTAAACAGTCCTCCGCGTTCAGTACGCAGTTTTGTTACCTCTGCAATATGTTTGATCAGAATTTTTCTCTGGTCAATTACGGCGTCAGGATAGAAAAAATAAACCCAACGTCCTGGTTTGTAATCAGATTCTCTGTCTGCGTCCAATTTACCGAGATTTAACCAACAGGGATTTCCTCGATTCATTACATCAAACGTGCAATGAATTGATCCATTGTCCCTAATACTAATACCTAGCCTAGGTTTGGTGGTGTGATCATAAATTTTACAATCATTGTTATTACCAACCGTATATTTGTATACAAATCCGGCATCTTTTAACATTGTTTCGATGTCAGGTAAATTGGCATCACCTTCTTCAAGTGAATTTACTAACATTTTTGCTTCAGTAAAATTGTGTGCGTAACCAATTTCAATTGGTGAACCAGTTGAAACACGTAATTTTTCGACTTCTTTGGGAACAGGCAAATTTAGGTTTTCAAGTCGTGTAACCAAAGCCTGATATCGATGATATATCAATGCAAAATTGTCAGTTTCTGGTTTTGGCGTGAATTTAATTTTAGTTGGCTCAGCAAAAATTCCTTTATCATTGCGAACGTCCAGCACCCATTCACCCAGATCACAATTACGTTCATACATTGAAGCATAATCACTGTCATATGTACATTGCCATGATTCATCGAATTCTTTTGTATACATTTTTGTTTCCTTAAATAGGGCAGATGCATGCTTCAGTGAGATTGATCGCTTTTTGTCCATGATAAGGAATATCCAGAAGAATAATATATGCATCACAAACATTATCGAAACTTTTGCCTAAAATGACACCAGTTTGATTATCCAATGTATCGTCACCTGTGCGCCCAATGACAACTTTTTGATCTACTGAAAGATTTTGTTTCAGTAGACCGAATTGATAATTGCCATGCAAGTACACCATACTATTTCTTTTTTCTTTTCCGAATTCATTAATGGCATTATGGATACTATTATCATATGCCGGGGGCCTAGTACACACCAAATCATGCTTTTTGTGGGAGGTATTATATTCTTCAAAACATCTCTGGCATTGCTTCATGATAAATCCTTAAAATTGCAAAGAATTGATTTCAGCAATCAACATATTCAGAATTGCTGTTCTATCTTGAGATTCACCATAGCAGATTCCATCAGAAGAAACAAGCATATTGTTCCTTGTTTTCGTGTCATTTGCCAAAACAAGGTTCACGTTTGAATCGGTTATTTGCTTTAGTGCTAGATCATATTGTTCCTTTGATTCTGCACCACATGTGGTTTTAAAACCAATCACGAATACATCAGGGCGTGTTGTTTTGATGTTACCAATTACTTTGTCTGCTGGATAAATTCCCATAAGTTGTCCACCTGCAGAAGTTTTCAAACGAGTTTCATATTTACCTGATGGAGTTTCAGTAACAAATCCGTTTTCGTTTGTATCTAAAATGGACCCATTAAAATCACATAGAGCCGCATTGAAAATAATGACTTTGGTTTGCGGATCAGTAAGTAATCCATCTAAACGGGCAGAAATGTCTTCATTGGTCACAAGAGGTGATTCCGAATATGCCATCTTTGTCAAATGAAGTTGAACACTATCTTCCACTTCAGACATTGTTAGTGTCATACTACGATCACGGGAAAATTCATCAAAACGATGATATAAAAGTTCCTTATGCAAATATTTTGCAGTTTCACCGAATGCAGGAGCAGCAAGTGCCATATGATTGCGCACATGCGAGAAAGTTCCTCCGCCAAAGACATGAATTTTATGCATCATTTCGTTTCTTTCCTGTTCGATCATAATAATATTCAACGTAGTTGATAGTTTGTTTTTCCATCATAAAATCATCATTTTAATTTAACCAAAATAAATGATTAATTTCAATATATCGTATATTATGTGTCAATTAATGAAATCTATTTCATATCACTAACAGAAAATGAATCTAATGTCAAACAATAAACCTACCTATTACCTATATGTGAAAAAATGTCCTCACTGTGAACTAAAATATTTTGGTTTTACAAAATCCGTGAATCCATATTTATATGAAGGATCAGGCACCTACTGGATTTCTCATAGACAAAAATATGATACTAGGCGACCCGAAACTTTGGAAATTTGGGGTTTCGATGATAGGGAAATATGCAGCGAGTTTGCACTCACCTTTTCATTTGAAAATAATATCGTTGATTCTCCTGCATGGGCCAATCTTAAATGGGAAGACGGGGAATATCATGGTTGGTTCGGATACAACACAAAAGGAAAAACCTATGAAGAAATATACGGTGATGAAAAGGCGCTCCAACTAAAACTTTCCCGAGCAGAAAGTAATTCTCGGCGCGGCGCAACGGATAAAACAAAACAGAAAATATCAGATGCACTATCTGGCAGGATCGCATACAACAACGGAATAACCGAAATCCATTTACCTTCATCACATTTTCCGCCCGAAGGATATGTAAAAGGCGGACTTCCATTGTCAGATGAACGAAAAATTTCAATAGGGCTTGCGTCTGCTAATCGATCCGAAAAAACTAAGAAAAAAATGTCATCATCACAGAAAAAACGATTTGCCGAGAATCCGGTGCCACCAGAACAATGCAGCGCCATTTCCAAAAGGATGAAAGGCATGACATGGGAACAATTATACGGTAAAGAAAAGGCGGATATATTTCGCCAAGCTCATATTGAGAGAACGAGAAAATTGGCAAGTTCGTTGTCAGAGAATCAAAAAAAGAGACGATCAGAATCATTATCTAAATCACTGACTGGAAAACCAAAGCCAGAAACACACAAAGAAAAATTAAAACATGGTATACCAATGGTGAATTTGATATTTTTGCTGATAAAAATGACCCAGATATTCCAAAGGAGTTTAGTTTGGGCAGAGCTCCGAACAAACAACAAATTACAAAAAGTGATAAAATTTGGATCACGACTGGAAAATTTAATGCCAGTGTGCATAAAGATACTATTGTCCCTGCCGGTTGGCGACAGGGACATTCTTCGCATAATATATAAATTTATTATTCGTCAATATGAAATTTTGGACCCCAGAAACAATGTGACAATTCATGACCATATTGTTCAGGCTGGTATGCTGTTAATGGATCCATAATATACATGGTACATTCCTTACCTTCAAGGCCGTGTGTTACGGTAAATGCGCGGGCCCTTTCAGCCAGATGTAGGCCGAACCTTTTGGCTGCTGCCTGCAATGCAGTCATTGAGGTGAAAGTTACGACATTTACTTGAATCGAAGATTTGTTATATTCTTTTTGGTCAAAATGATAATCATCCAGCCCGTCACGAGCATTTTTTGCATACGAAATATCTCCGAACCCGACAAAACCGACAAGCAAAAGACATGCAAAAGAAACATAGTTCTTCATAATTAATTCCTTTCAAAGAGATGTTTAACAATGAAGAACTAATATCAATTTTGGGCAGGCATGTCAACCGAAAATTTGGTTATTTTTTAATAAAATTATTCAATGATCGTGATTGGAATATCACCTGAATTCAAATCCTGAATTCGATCAGTTGCGATGCACCCAATCTCTTCCATACTTTTTTCAAATTCATGAATTGATTGATCAAACATTGAATAATAAAATTCATTGTTTTCGCGCTCTTCGCCGATAAAATTTTCGGGAATATGTTGCTTGATAATATCAGTCATTGCAACCTCAGGAAATACTTCTTCCTGTTCCCAATCTTCTTTTGTAACGAAACGAACCTTAAATTCTGGATAACCCATACTGCGAATAGACATATAAAGCATATTATTGTTCTCCTGTGATTTTAATTTTATAACCAAGTAGTTGTTCGATTTCACCTACAGTAAGTTCTTTTGTTGGCTTGGTTTTCTCGGCATGTTCTTTCTCTGTCACATAAATGCCATTCAAATACCATTCTTTGTATCCACTTGCCAATTCAATTGCCGGCCCATCTTCCCGATGTAAATCTCCGTTTAGATACCATGCTTTGTTTCCATTTGCATATTCACGTGCTGGCCCATTGTCCCGGTGTAGTTTGCCATTCAGATACCAAAATTTAGTTCCATCTGACCATTCATATGCAGGTCCATCTTCCCGATGCAAAAGGTCATCCTTAAGGTATTCTCGATCTCCGTTGTCATGAACCCGGATAGTATAATCAACGTGTGCCATATTTTTAACTCCGACTAAACTAGTTTCTTAGAATTCTTATATGTGATGCCAGGCTTAATGTCAACTGAATCTTAGTTCAAACTCGCATTGAATTTTCTCACAATCAAATTCAATTGAATTCATAATTGTTGATTTTACTAGGTTAACGTGTTTCAGAACAAATTCGTATTTTTCTGGAGTGTCACAATAATATCCGCGTAAGTAATAAAAAACCTCCCCGTTTAAATATTCGATTGCTGGTCCATCTTCTCTGTGCAATTTTCCATGTTTGCACCACCATTTTTCTCCATCATACCATTCAACTGCAGGGCCCTTATCGCGATG